TCTACAAATGTAGACATAACTTCTGATTGCCATTTTTCTTTGGCTTCAACAACTTCGTCTGCCGTATACAACCTTACATCTGTGCCATCTTTGTTAGCACTTGCAGGTTTAGGCACTAAAATCTTATAACTTTTTGACATCTCTTTCTCCGTTAAGGTAGTGGGGGCATACACCCCCACATTCCTAGCTTAATTAAGCGTTATGCGCTGTAAAAGCGTTGTCGCCACTATGTCTAGCACCACTTCTCACAACCATCGCACCAATAGGTGTTCCGTTGGAGTGTGTTCCAGTTTTAGCGAGTACAACTCTTATATATCTGCTATTTCCGACATATTCAACACGGAAAATACCGCCTGCTGTGTCAGGATTTCCACCTGCTGTACCGTCTAATTTTAAGAAGATACCGCCTGCAGCAATAGTTCCATCAGTTATGCTTGCTTGTGCAACATCAGTGTAAGTTGAATCGTCATCAGATTCCTCTAATGATACTTCAAAGTATACTGAACTTGATAGAGTGTCGCCTTCTGCACCTACGTCAACTAGCACTGTAGCTCTTTCGTAGCCTTGAAGATCAACACCTGTTCCATTACCTGCCGCAGTTTTAACTGCATTGATGATAGAAACAGCAGGATTAATATTATTTGATAGGTCTTGCATAATTTACTCCCTTTACGCTGATACTTTTTGTTTAACAATAGCTTCAGCTTGGATAACCTGTCCACCAACTCTTCTTCTAGCGATGTATCTAACATTGCCTGAAGTAGCTTGTGTGAATGGGTCTCTTGTAACAGCTAAAGCAACTCTGTCTACGATCATGTAGGCTCTTCTGAAATCACCAAACAGGACAGGATAAGCACCTGCACCTACGTCTGGCATATCAGTAGCTTCTACATAAGGATATCCTAAGATAGTGTTAGGAACACCTGCTTGTAGAGACATACCTGCTTGGAACACATATTGTCCTGCGGTGTCTTTTAGCTTTCTGATAGCTGATAAAGTACCTCTATTAAACATAAATGTACCGTTTCTGCCGTACTCAGATTTGATGCTGTGAACTAATGTGATAAGACCATCAGCTAACAAAGCTGTGCCGTTACCAGAATTAGATTCGCCAACACTGCTATTAGTTAATAAACCTTCAGGTTTACCAACAGAGTTACCGCTAACAAATGCAGTTCCTTCAGCTTTTGCAAATTGCTCTGCGAATTCTGATTGCATTTCTGATTCCAGATCAAAGACAGAATCTTCTAAGTTTTGCTCAGAAATATCTACTAAAGCGTAAAGTTCGTGGGCAGGTAGTTCCTCAAGACCTACTGTGTAACCAGTAGTTTCGGCTCTAGTGCCACTTTCTGCAACCCATGCTGCGGAGAATTGACCATCACGTTTAGGCACTTGGATTGATCTTTGTCCAGTGCTTCTTACTCTAGCGATTGAACGAACAGGTGAGATTTCAGTTACAGTTTTTAGTAACTCTCTCACATATTCAGGTGGTGCTAGATATCCACCAGTGTTGTCACTGCTGACAGTTAGTGCCTTTTTCTCTGCATCTTCAAGACCTTCCAGTCCTTTTCTACAGTAGGCATCAAAAGCTGCAAGACCTTCATCAATTTGCTTGGCTTCTAATCCTGAGTTAGGTCGTCTCATGACCGTTTCAAGATTTTCAACCTGCTCTTTGATTCCTTCTTGAGCTTGCTTGGCTTGTGTGATCTCTTGGTTGATGTCCTCTAAACTATTTAGCTTTTCTTCAATAGCTTCAAGTTTTGAGTCAACTAAAGTATCAACATTTTGCCCTTTTTCTAGTGCTTCTAACTTTTCGTCATTTGCTTTTTTAAATTCTTCAAAAGCATGACCAATTTCAGAAACAGCATTTTTTATATCTTCAGACATAATTGCTCCTTAGAGTTTGGTTATAGTTAATGTTAATTGTTTTATGGCTTCTACCACTTCAGCATCAACATCAACATCTCGCTGAGTAAATGCTTGATTGACAGCTTTTGCTGCAACCTTTGCTTCTGAACGAGATAAGTTGAAAGCATCACGCAATCCGTTCTCCCATTCCCTTATGGAAATCTCCTCACCCTTAACCTGACGAACCGTAGCTTTAGGGTTCATAGGGAAAGTAACAAGGCTAATTTCCATTAAGTCTACCTCTTTGATAATACGCTGTCCTTTGCGCTTATCATAAGAAACCTCTTTAGGGTTCACACGGAAGCCTATGCTAAGACCGTCCAATGCACCCATCTTTAGTAATTCGTAAGCATCTCTGCCTGCTGTCGTACCTAGAGCTAATCTACCTTTGACTCTTAAGCCATGACTGTCCTCAACAATCTCATCAAAAACACCGATAGGCATATCCGACTTATGTTGATATAAGAGCTTGACTCCTTTAGTGCCACGCTCTGCTAGACTCTTAGTGAAAGCTCCTGTCTTGATGACATCATTACCTAAGTCTGTGTTATTAAATACAGAGCCATAGCCTTCAAAAGTACCATCTTCGTTATCATTTGCTTTGATCTCAGAATGTACTTCTATGAAAGACTTGAGTTCAGATACGTTGTCCTCACAAGAACAATCAGCTTCTTTCTTCTTAGGCTTCTTAGGTTTCTTCATACGACCACCATAACCATAGCCTGATTCTTCGTTCTCAAGCTCTTCTCCTGTTAGTCTGGTGTAATCTGCGTGTGAAGCGCAAGGCATATAGACGGTGTTACCATCTTCATCGTGACTGTGAGTTCCAGAGCATCCTATCTCTTCTGCTCTCGCCTCTGCTTCTTCTTCGGTGGTAAACACGTCTTTGCTTACCTCTCTTTTCTCATCGTTGACCTGTTCTTCCTCTTTGGAATTATAACTTGAGTTACAGACTGCTAGTCTTTGGTCAGTGTCATATTCATCCGTCATAGTCTTATCTCCCATGCAACGACTCATAAAATTGCTTCTACTTTCTCCTGTTTTCGGTTTAGGTATTGGCATATATGTCTACATATAGTATCTGAATGATTAATTTTCCACAACATCTAGTTCATCAACATAAATAATTACACATCTACAATTTACATTGTTCTTTGCTCCTCCATCTGGATCGCCAGTGTGCATCATGGAAACACCACCAACTATAAAGGGTTCATCCATAGGTATAGGCTTCTCTCTATTCATTGCAGCGTGAGCTGTTCTAGTTCTTGTATCATTTGTTGCAACCCATTTTTTCTTCAACACAGAGCCATAATCAGCTTGTACTTGTTTATAATATTTATGATGAGCATGACCTGCTGCGTTATGGGTTTCTGTTCTTGCAATAGTTGCTGCTCTTATCCTTGTAATGGGTCTAACATTTTTTTCTATATTTTGAGCTATCTGCACAAGAGTCAAACCTTCGGCTCTTCCATCACGAATAATTTTTTGTACACGATTTGCTATGCCTGCTGTTATACCACTTAAAATCAAACCTCTCGCTCGGAAGTATTCTTCAATCAAAGGTTCTAAATCTACGTTCCTTCCGAACACTAAAGCATCTTCTTTAACCTCTTCTAAAGTGTTGGTGCGGTTATTCTCTTGATAAATGTTTCTGAAAATTCTACGGTAGTGTTGTAGTAATGTTGGAGCTAGTTCTTCTTGTAATTCTCTTGCTGCTATGGCTTCATCATAAATACCAAACTCTCTGTAGAGATAGGCTTTTGTGTTGACAAACTTTCCAAATAAAGAAGTTAATCTCTTCAACAGTATACGCTCAAGATTATTTCTTATTCTTAGCTGCTTCCTTCTTTCTTTCTGCGCACTAACTCTTCCTCTGCGGAATCTGCTAATCTGCTTCTTGGAAGGGATCATTTACTGCTTAGTGGATGTCCTTTTGGGAATAAGTCTGTATCGTGCTTACCGCTTCTAAATCTGCCGTTTCTTAGTGCGTATAAATATGAATTGACTCTAGCGTATGCCCATTGCTCTTCGCTGTTCACGCTTGGTCTAACTGATGATGGGTTAGTACGATATGCTCCAACACCTCTTTCAAATACTGCGGTGAGTGTTCTGAGGTTTGTTCTCTTAGTCGTAGTATCGCCATACTCTTCATTGTGATCATCTACTTTCTTTTGTAATCCTTTCTTGACTGCACCAGAGACAGCTTTAGATTCTGTCAGCTTTACCTCTATATGGTTATCTAGAGCCAAGAACTTTTCTTCTTCCCTCTTGATCTGCTCTACCTTACGTCTTGACCAAGCAAAGCCTGCATCACCGCCCCACAATGCCCATGCTATTCTGCCTGCTGATGGATAACCGTCCTCACCTTGATCAAAACCTTGTCCTTGCTTGTCAACTTCATGTCTTGAGAAAAAACTGAACATTCTTTTGACTGTGCTGATAGATAGTCTTTCTTTGCTTACTAATTGATTGGCTCTTGCAACACCGACTGCTGTACCGCCTCTACCATGCTCTTCTCGCCAATCTAAGCCTCTCTGTGCCTCTGTAGCCATACCATCTGTAGGTCTGGTATCAATGTCAGACAAAGCCTTCTCGTCCTCTTCTAAGAAGTCTAAATCCATATCTTCATCTTCTACATAAGCATCTAACTCTTCTTCTGCTACTGGATCGTCTGGTTGCTCTCCACCTTCATCAGAGGTTATTGGGAATAAGGTTGCTGAAATATACAAATCATCTGCACCGTCTATTGGTGATAGACCGATAGCTTCTCTAGCTTCGTTTCTAGTCATTATCCCCTCTCTGACTGCTGAGGTTACATTCTCGTATATGCGTTTAGTTCTTTCAGCTAAAGCAGGTATCTTGTCAATATCAAAGCAAAACTCTAGGTTCTCTCCAAACATAGGCACTAACCATTCATTGAAGTCTGACTCCAATTTTTTTAAATGTGGAATAATAGTTTCTTCATACAGTGCTAGTCTAGCTTCAGCTACATTTGCATAAGTTTGTGCATCTGGAACTCCTACCAACTGACTTGGTACTCCGAAACACATAGCAATGTCCGTAGCTGCCATGTGCTTCAGATTGAGGAAATCCATATCTTTAGGACTGAGACCCATTTCTTTCCAATCAAAGTCTCCTTCCAACAACAAAGGTCTGCCTGCGTTGGCAGTACCACTAAATCTGTTGTTTAAGTCTGTGAGTAATTGTTGTCTTTGTGATTCTGTTAAGTTTACTGATATACCTGCATCATCTTGTGGTTTAAATACGACTGCACCACTTGGTCTTGCACCGTTGCTGAGTAAGTTTATATTGTGTTTACCTGACATATTGTGCTGATCTACCTCTATAGCTGCTGCTGACATAGGAGACAGTCCGTAAAAATCATCTAAAGGATTCCATAGTTTGACGTGCTTAACCTCACTAAATCCTGTTCTTTCTTCAACATCGTACACAGCTTGGACTCTGCCATTTATCACATACTCATATCTATCTGGTATTGGATTACTACCACCTTTGATTACCATTCTGTCTGGTCTTAGCAAATGTAGTTCTTTTGGTGCGCCTACTTCCGATCCAACTCTAAGAATGTAAGCGTTACCGCTAAGTAGTAAGAAACCAAAGATGCTGTTGAAGAACTCACTATGGGATTGCAAAGGATTAGGTCGGCTCATTAAGGTGACGATAGGGTGACTATCTAAAACCTGATCTCCTGCTTTCACCATAAATGGTACTGCACTAGCACCTTTGGCTATCTCGTTTACGCATCTATAGACGATGCTGTTTTTCATGTAGCCTTCTTCGGCTAAATCTGCATAAGTGTATTGTTTTGACTTTGATGAACCTACACCAAAATATCCTACCATGTTACCCACTTGTTTTTCTTCCACAGGCTTAGGTGTGAATACGTTTTTAATATTGTCCAGTATTGTTGCCATTAGCTAATCCTCCAATTCACCTCACCCCTAGACTTACTGAGTTCGGTCATTGCCCATACTAAAGCATCTAACCTGTCAGGGGAAGGTTTGGTTTCTCCAGTGTAAGAACACATCTGTGATTCTAGCTCTGCAAAATATCCGACATGGTGTACTCGCTTCTGCTCATATAAGGCACTGATAGGCTCTGCTCTTGTAAGTTTGCCTCTCGTTGCTCTTACTGACCTATAGGGTATA